TTCATATCAATAATATCCATCATATAAGTTTTATAAGTAGAGTCCATACCAGTAACAGTTATACTACTTGCACTTGTTGTTGTTTCTTCATCAATCAAAATATGACTACCACCACCTAAATTAGATTTCTGCACATACTTCAGTGCACCTGAAGCTGCTGAATCACTAATTAAAAATTTGTCTGCATCAGCTAAATTAGACTTTTCTGTCTGTCCTGTTATTAATGTAGAATTAGTATTAGTGTTATCTACTGCTGTTGAAGATAATTTTGCAGAATTTACTGCATCATCAGCTAATTGAGATGTTCCAACTGATCCTGCAGGTGGGTTTATGGTCTGAACGGCCTTACCTAAGAAAACACAATACATTGTGTCTGTGCCAGATGTTGCTGATGAAAGTGTTAAAGTTGTACCTGAAGCTGTATATGCATACGAAGCACCAGGTTGTTGAACGACATTGTTTATTACTAAACGTATATCATTTTCATTTGCTACAGGTTGACTAAGGGTATACCCTGTAGTCGCACTTGTTGTGAAGTGCTGTACATCAAACGCCGCATATTTTTCGGCTGGTATGTTACCTACGTAGGGCAATTAATCCTCCTTATGTACTTATATCATCGACGGCAGATACGTAAACATCTGCAGACGAAGCTGTGTCTGATTGAACTTTTAAGGCATCACTTGCTTGCATTACAAATTTTGCACCGCCAGCTAAAACCTGTAAAGCACCGCCACTAGGGATAGGTGCACTTTTAACTAAGTAAATGTCATTAGCTCCATCATTAATATAAACATCTACAAGAATTGTAGATCCTAAAATATTTGATACAGAAATACCAACAATGGTATCATAAGAGTTAGCTGTTACTAAAGTTGCTGGACTTGTTCCTACTGCATTTGATGTATATCTTCTAAAATTTTGTGCCATATTTTTCCTTTAAACTAAAGCGCCACGGCCATTGCAATTGCAAAGCCATTTGTTGCTAAAGTTGATGGATCAACTCCATTAACTGTATTTACTTGTAAATCATTAATTGCATTATAAATAGCGTTAGAGCCATTTACATATACAATTGCATCTCTACCTGCATTTACTGTATAAGTTGTACCTGATCCAGTGGTACAAATTATATTATTACTATCGCCAGTATTATTTAAAACATAATACCACATTTTTTTATTTGGAAATGTAACTGTACACGTAGCTCCTGGGCTTCCTGTAAAATCTAATATCTTACAACGACCATTCTCTTGTGTATAAGAAGTTGGGTCATTTGAAAAATCTAAAGTCTTAGTTGCTCCAGATAATGTTACGCCGATATAGGCGTTAACCATATCGTCTACACGTTGTAAGTTATAATTAGTTTGGTCACCCCAGGTGTTGTCATTTTCACCTGTAGCCATTAACCTCAACTCGGCGTTAGTCCACGTTGATGCCATTTGTTACTCCTTTATGCTATACGTATTATAGCGTTACTTGAATCTGCTGTCGGCCATTGTATTTCAAATGTACCTCCAGAAACTGAATAGTCTGCTCCAAAATTAATTACTGCTACAGCTGAGTTACTATCACTTGTATTGTAAATCATACAACCACGTGTAGTAAATGTTGCTGAAGACCATGCTGCGTTAGCACTAAAATCTGTAAAAGCAGTTGTGCCACTTGACGTTGGATTAACATTTGTTAATGCATATCCTCCAGTAGTATAACCACTGCCGTTAGGTAACTCATCTGAGTTTCCAGTCATGTCTGAATAGTTAGTTGTTGTCGCGTCGTAAGTACCTGTGATACTTGCATTAGCTTTAAACAACGCTACTTTAAATGCGTCTGCTCCATTATTGAAATCATGATCTCCTTCGAGTAATTCGACTTTGAAACTAGTACATAATGCTGATGTTACACCTGCCATATTTACCTATCTCCTTCTAATCTTCCTAGTGTTCGAAGTTCACCTTTGTACAGTTCGGTGTTCCTCATTCTTACTTGTTCTTCTACCCCTAACGTTTGAACTGCACGTTCATACAATTGTTGGTAGTTGGTTAATTGTTGGGGATCCTTCATGAATGTAGCTGCTTCAATGAGACAAGCGTATAATAAAGTATCCTGACAATTATCACCTAAATACGTATGTGCCGTAGTAGATGATAAACCCGGTACATGATAAGTATAACCTATTTCACACGTAGTGTCAACCCCCGGAGTTGGTGCAAATATAATATTTGTGTGCCTATTTGTAGTTGTATAAGCTGTTCCTGGACGTTGGTACGAGTAGTATTGAGGAGTACCTGTTCCTGTCGTTGGGTTTTTAGTATATTCACGTATGAAGGTTTCATCCTTTAAATAAAGCATGTCACCATTTTGAATACGTAAAAATCTTAATACTACTAAATCTTGAGGCATAGCTACACCTGATGTAGATGTTCCTGTTGCGATAGTAGTTGTTTTTCTAAAGGCGTTTAAATCTAACTCCTTCATAATTCTTAGTTCTGCATTAGCTATACATACATCAATAGGAGCAGTTCCTGATCCTGTAGCTGTAGTAAATTCTGTACCATCATTCTCAGTCCAATCTTGGATTGCTTGTTTTAATTGTACGTATGTTAATCCCATTTAATTACCCCATTCATCTGTACCCCACAGGTAAGTTCCCCAACCTGGAGTTACTACTGTAACTGTACCTAGTGTAGCTGTCGCTCCTGACAATGTAACTGGTACTGCAGTTATTACTTCAGGTGTAACACTTCCCAATGTTGATGTCATTTGTGGCATCGTCACTGGATGAGTACCATTAAGTATTAACCCTGAAGTAGTACCTAAAGGTATTTGTGCCGTACCTGCTAATCCTGGCGGTATCTCTGTAGTGTTAAAGAACAGTCCAGTGTTACCTAAACTAGCAGTCATAGCCCCTAGTTCAATTCCAGAAACAGTTTCTGATACATTAAGAGTTACACTTCCTAATGTACTTGTTCCTGCAAACCCTTCAGCATCTTCAACAGTAGCTAATACTACTGAACCAAGAGTTGCAGTTGCAGAAGACAATGATACAGGTTGTATCAGAGCTTCAACGACAGTACCTAAACTAGCTGTTGCTTGGAATCCTTCTGCAGATTCTGTAGCTGCTATAGTTACACTTCCTAACGCACTTGTCGCTTGTTGCCAAGCTTCAGTCGGTATTGGAAATACAACCGCAATTGCTATACCAGTACTGTTTAGTACACCAGTAGCTTGGAAACCTTGAGCATCTTCTCCTGCACCAATGACAACTCTTCCTAAGTTAGCTGCACATTGTCCTGAAAATTTACCATGTAAAGGTCCAAGAGATACAATTGTATCCGATGTACTTTGAGGAGGTCTAGGTTTATATAAAACACTAGGGTCTCCCCCTTGAATATACATTTCAGGATCTAACTGAGGTTGTTTAGGTTCCCAGTCACCCTTGTATACTCTAAATCCTGTCCACTCTGTTCGAGCGTCTTTGTACCTAATCTTAAAACCTGATCGGTCGTCGATTAGTACTGCGTGTTTACCCCTCGCGTATTTGCCCATTACGCATATCCACGAACCTTAGGCGTCACATAAAAACTTGCACGTTCTCTATCTTCTTCTCTAGCTAATTCCCATTCTTCTTTATACATTTGTATTAGTTCTTGTCTTCTGTTTATGTCTACTAATTTTGGATGTTTATTTGCTAGCTCTACAGTTAAACCACTAATCAATGCTGGTAGCATTCTTTTAGGTACAGCTGCATTTTCTGAGTAGTTATCAGTTATGTCTTCTCCATACTTAATAGCCCACATAATTATTTGATATCTATTATCTTCACTTGGCCCAGGCCATAAATAAACTTTATGATTTGCTGTTCCACTTGAATCAAACTCTGCATTTCTATCTACAGCAAATTTAAGCGGAGTGCCTGTTGAATATTTGTTAGGGTAAGAAAGCCAATCAGCATAACTAATTCTTTCCATCTCAATATCTTGATCAGGAGTTGCATCAGTATCTCTGCAAGCTGCTGTCAGGATATCTGAATATCCATTAGCTGCTAAATCAAATGTAGGATAAGTTGTATTATTAAATGAGTTTACTGCTACTGTATGTAGATGTAATGTAAATAGATTAACGCCTTGATTAATCCATTTAATCATTAGTAAATTAAGAGAACGTCTAGCAGTGATTAAGTCATAACCACCTTTAGAGCTTACTCCTAATCGTTCATAAGCTTCTTGTATTACATCTGCAATTTGCAGATTGAATGTGCGTGTACCTGAACTAGCCAAGTTGCCCCCTTACATTAATGCGCGAGTTAATACCCACAATAACTGACCTAAAACCATAAAGCCAATCGTATACATTACTTTTATTAATCCGTTAAGTTTCTCTTCAATGTGATGAAGATGATTATCTTTTATTGTAGATATACGCTCACTTAAAAGTTTTATTTCACCTTTAAGTTCTTGTATTTCTAAATCGTATTTAGAAACTTCTGGCATATTAATTCCAATAAATTAAAGCGTTAGAAGATGTACCTGTTACTGTAACAAATAAATTTGTAGATACTTTCACACCATCACGTGGTGCACTAAATGAAGTAGTTGTATTTGCTACTGCAGATAATCTTGCTATTACTGTACCTGATGCCGAGTTAGCATCTTGAACAACAGCAGTAGCTGTATCACTTCCTGCAGTTAAACTAAGACCTAAAAATCTTTGAGGATGTGAAGCAGTTGCTTGGCCATCACTAGTTGCATTTGTACCTGTAGCTCCTGTTGCTATATTAGTTACTTGAGCATCTGTTTGAAATGTCATTTTTAATCCTTTATAAGTGGGGAGACCGAAGCCTCCCCTAATTAAATTATGCTAAGTTAATATTTTGTTGATACAAAATAGTAGCTCTAACTTCACCAGCATCGGTAGCACCAGTGCTAGTCCATGTTAGTTTTACATCTGATGTTCCAACGTCAGCCCATGATAATGCGCCACCAGCTTCAGTAGTTGGATAACATCTTCCAGCTCCAGAAGCTGTTGTAATTGAATAATCATTTATGAAAGTTTTATTTCCACCAACTGTATCACCAATACTAAATACACATGTAGCATTGCCCATTGCTGTAGGCTTATCAAGTACTATGTCTACTATTTGTGAATTAGCTGGTATAACAACGTCAGTCGAGTTAGCTGCTGATGCGCCACTTGAAAGAGCTGTTCCAGTTGAAAAAGTTTGAGCCATTATTACTTGCCCAACATTTTTTACGTTAGTACCTAAGTCAGTACCAGTTGTGTTTGATATAGGTCCCGCTTTAATCGGTCCTGAAAAAGTTGTTGTTCCCATTGTCTTACTCCTTGTTTTTCTGTCTGCTTACGCAGTCAATAGGTTGTTTAGTATAGAAAGGGGGCAAATTTAATTACCCCCTCCCTCAGCCGTTAGGCTGGATTTGAACCGTATAGACCTCTCCAGTCAGAGAATCCAAATGAATATCTCTCTCTAGATTTGTATCTAACGTTACCAGTCTCAAAGTCACCTTCCATTGAAGTTGCGATTGGAGCTCTAGTGAAGTGCTTCATACCGTTTGGTACATCAGTTCTTAACCACCAATATTTACTGTTAGTAAATCTATGGTTAACATGATATCCACCTGGAACCATACCCGTAGATACGATTGCGTTGACATCATTGTCTGCTGTTCCAACTCTGTATGGAGACGCCATTAGTCTCTCAGCCACAAATACCAATTGTCTTGGAATGTGAAGAGTTCTAGCTTGTGCAGCAATCGGAATAGACTTATCGTCTACAAACCCAGCAACATCAATTAAACCTTGCTCTAGAGAAGTCTCTGAAAGCTCAGCTTGAACTGTAGGAGTGTTAGCTCCTTTTCTGTTACCAGCAGTTTGTGATCCGTCTTGAAGTGGGTGTAAAGCGTTAATTAATGAAACACCGTCACCACCTGCAAATGCACCACCCGTAAACGAGTTATTGTACACAGCCGCACCTTTAGTTTGTTTAGCAGCAGCCATTGATCTAGCTAATGCTTTTGTTAGTCTGGTAGACAGCTTGTCGTATAAGTTGTCTTCCATAGCTTCTTCAGTGATTGAGAAAGCCATTGCTACAGTTTCGTTTGTGTAGCGTGCTACCCAACCTTCACCTGTATTAGCGTAATTTACGCCTTGACCTTCAAATTTTACTGATGCTTCGCCGAACCCTGGGAAGAGTACTTCTTCCTCAAAGGCTCTATTTGATTTTTCGTTCTCAAACAAAATCGCCGCTTCGTCTTCGTAACGTTTATATTCCGTTCCAAAGATTGCATGCAAGCCCGGTACTAATTGTTTAAGTAACTGACCTCTAGTTATAGCCATTGTATACTACCTTTCAATTAAGCAGTCGGGAAGTTGCCATCATAGCGACCCCACGAATGAGTGTTAATTTTAACAAGTACGTTCATTGGAGTTCCAACTGCAGTGTACTCTAAGTTATCCTCAGCAGATCCTAAAATCTGGAAAGGGTAAGCTTGTTGTGTTGCATTTTGTGTGTTACTTGCTGTTGATGAATCAAGAGATGATCCACCTTTAAATGTTACTGTTGAACCAGCACCTGTTAAGTTCTGTGCTACAGCTCCAACGTCTGCTAAAGTCAATGCTGACCCAGCTTGATCTGCTTCCATTTTGAAGATCGTTGATGGATCATCATAAACATAAGCTTTGAAATTGGATTTTGCTACAGTGCTTGCAGGAATTGATCTAACAAATCGTACGTCACCTGTACTGTTGTCCTGATATTCAGCACCCCAAAAGACTCCAACGACAGCGCCTAAATCGCCACTCCCGATGTCAGTTACTAATAGACCACTTGATAAAGAACAAGTATCACCTTCAAAAAATGCTGAAGGTGCAGTAGCAGCAACTTGGTACCCGTTTCCGTCAACCCAGTTATTTAGACGGATTGTTCCGCCATTGGATTGTCGTACGGGTGATAAACCATAAGCCATAAATTCTCCTTATTGCTTATACACTAAATCCCAATTAGTAACTAACGCGGTGTTAGTCTTGGAACTTAGCTTTGTTCGCCGCTCCTCCTGATATGGAGGTTGAGGATGTATCCTCTACTGGCATACTTGAGTGCGCTTGCGATTTTAAATCTTGCCCATATGCTTGGGCCGCCTTCGCTGTTTGATTTTCGTAGTACTGTCTTTTTTCTTTCATGTAATCAACATCGTGTTTCATCAAGATTAAATCACCTGAACGGACAGCACCTGCGTGCTTACCAGTTGTCATTACGTCAGCTATATAATTCTCACCTAATTCCTCAGGTGTTACTATTTCATAGCCTTCGCGCAGACGTTCATGAACATTCGCATCATCTGGGTTATTTAGTAGTTCGTGACGAACCCATAAATATTCTACCCCTTCTGGTGCTTGAGGTGCTTCTAATTTAGAAGGTGCCTCGAATGATCTTTTTGTTCGAGTTGCCGAAGCTCTAGTCGTACGGCTTGTTTTAGTTGCTTGTGTCATATTAGCTCCCCGCCTTATTTTGGCGCATTTTTTCTCGCGCATAATCTTGATAGGAAACTCCTAGTCTATTTGCCATTTCCACTTCTGGTCCTGTCAAAGTTACTTTTCGTTTTCCCGTTGCGGAGCGCGTTCCGCCTACAACTGTTGGAACTTTCCTAACAGCCTGTTTTCTAAGAGTTGGAAACTCTGAGGTTAATCTAGCGTCTAGCTCGCTATAGTATTCATCTGCTACTTCTTGTGGATTAATACCTTCTTCAAGAAGTTCTCTGTGAATAACTAATGCTGCTTGGGTCTTGATCCTGTCTCCAGTCTCACTGCCCCCAAACCACTTATTCCTTTTCTGCCAAGCTAATGCTTTTCGATCTGGAAGTTGAGCAGTTGGTTTTGCTTTAGTTTCCTTCTTCGCAGTACTGTCGGGTTTATTTGTTCCTAAACCTTTTTCTGCTCTAGCCTTATATTGTTTGGCCACTAGCTTCTCTGCTTTCACAGATGCTAAGACATCAGTTGCCTTAATCTCAGCGTCAACGTCGCTAGCTTCTTTTGCAGATTTAAGTACACTTAAAGCCTGAGCTTCTTGTGAATCCAATCTTTCCATATATTGGTTGATTGCATCCAGCTCAGAGTCAGCTTGCTTACTTCTAAGTTCGCTTTTCTCGTTTAGCCATTCATTCTTTTCAGACTCATAGCTTTTAAGCCTTTCTTCAAGTTCCTTCTTCTGCGCAACAAGTCGCTTAATACGTTTTTCAGCGCGCTTGCCTACTACTTTTTTATCCTTTGGTTCTTCAGTCTCATCTTCTACAGCTTCAGATTCAGTTTCTTCCTCTTCTTCTTCTGTATCTTCGTCGACTACTTCTTCCTCAGGAACCTCAGTATCACTAGGTTCTTCAGTATTTTCTACAGTCTCAATACCTTGAGCTTCTGTAGTTTCTTCGTCTGGTAACTCAACAACTATATCCTCTTCAGGTTCATTGTCAATTACACTTTTATTTTCGTCATCTATCATTTAGATCTCCTCGGTTGTGAACCGCGTTTATCACTATCATTGTATATTGTATACTAATTTGTTTGGTAATGCAAGGCTATTTCGCACTAATCTTTGAAGGATCAGGTACAATAGCTATGATTTCATCATCATTTATAACTGAATACGTTTCTTTTTCGTATACAAACTTAAGTCCTACATACTTTCCTGTCAATACCCAGTCCCCAATCTTAGCCCATTCAGTGTTAGCTTTGTTGTGATCTTTGTATGCGTCAGGCCCCATGTCAATAATCTGTGATATAACACATGAAAATTTAGCATGCTCTACTAGTTCGTCAGTTAATATAATGCCCCCTGCAGTTTTGTTTTCTATTTCTCTTGGCTTTAGTAATAGCCTATAACCTGCGGGTTTTGGTAGATCTTTCTTACTCATGTGAATCCTTTATTAGTTTAACAAGTTCTGATTGTAGTCTATCTTTAAGATCACCTAGAGTATGTTGAATACCTAGCATGTACTTATAGTCTTCCATAGTGGAAGCACCTTGTAGGATTTGAGCAGTATTAGCTTGTATAGACTCTTCTATTATTTTAGATAATCTATCTTTGTAGTCGTTGGCTGATGCCATATTACCTCCTGTAATAGTGAGGGGGCATTACGCCCCACTCGTTTATTTTATTTTTATTTCCTTCGGCCTCTTCTCCTCAGGTACAATTTTCTCTAATTCAATAGATAATAATCCGTTCTCAAACTTAGCCTCATTGACTACTACATCATCTGCTAATGCAAACGTACGCGTAAACGCGCGTTGAGATATGCCACGGTGTACGACATCGTCGGCTTTTTTATCATTTGGTTTAGATTTAATTGTTAATGAATTATCCGCATAATTAATTGATACGTCTTTCTTACCGAATCCAGCTAATGCTAAATCAATAGAATACTTTAATTCATCAATCTTACGAATATTATATGGTGGGTAATTAGGAACATCCAATTCTAAAGTTTGTAGTCTATCCAATAAAGAATCAAACCCAACTGTGAATGGTTTGTATGGTTCCCAATCTACGAGTGATTTAATCATAGTAACCTCCTTGTTAAGCGAAATTAAATCGTGACTCCTTTCGGCAGTCAAGATTATTATACACTATCTTATAGGAACTGTCAAGGTTACTTTAGGTGTTTCTTCTTCTACTGTTACTTTTATACTAGGTTTCTTTGACACACCTTTACACATTTCCCGCACAGTAGCAAACTGTTCTCCTAGTTCTAACTCTTGATATTTACCACAAACAGATAGAAGTTCTAGCTCTTGGCGTAGTCTATCATTTTCTTGCAGTAAACTTATTGTATCATCATTACAAGTTGATTGTAAAGGCCAGCTAAAACGTATACCTACAGTTCCGTTAACGTCATCACTATAACTATTATAATTATTAGCGACATTACCATCACCATCTAGGTACATGCTTTTACCATCTTGCCCCCTTAGTTCTGTATATAGTTCTATTCTACCACGTTCACAGCTACTGTTGCTACTACCTAAGTAATCATTCCTAGCATTTGCTTCACTTGTAATTGCAGATACAATTAAAATAAAAGATAATATAAAAAATAATGTTCTCACTAATATCCTCCAGAGATAGTATTTTCTAAATCTTTCATATCATATTTAAATTGTCTTACTGCATCTGAATTAGTTCTTACAAGTTCTTCTAATGCACGTACTTCTGATTCGGATGCTAGTTTATATGAACCGTCACGTAAAGCATATAATATACCTTCTAGTCTACCTACCCATGATGCCATCTCCGCCATCTCTTTGACTAGCTCTTCCCTTGCCTCTGCGTAGTTCTTAGAATTTCTACCTGTCTTATCATTAAAGATAGTGTGAATATTGTCTATATCACCATAGACACGTTGTTCTAAGTTTTTTATCTCTACTTGTAGTAAAGCAATTGTAGTTGTGCTCTCATCAATTTGAGCTGTAAGCTTACTTGTATAATTGAATGCTCCATATGTAGCTGCCAATATAGACAATACTACAGGTATGGATGCTAAATATTTTAACATTTCCCCTCCAGGTTTATTTAATTATTTTATATATTTTTAGATTGCCTTCAAAATCTGGTTTGAGTTCTGCTTTAACTCTATCACATTCATAACGGATAACATTTACTCTTCCTTGTGATAAATTACGCTCGGCTTCACGTTTTGATTTTAAGCATTTAGACAATCCATCTGTCATCATATGCCCATCTATTGAACCATTAACATACATGACTAATGCAAAAACTACACTAATGACTGGTTCCATTTTGCCTCACCTTATCCTTTAATTCTTCTACATCTTTTTGTAATTTAATAACTTGGTCTTTTAAAAAATTTATATTTACTGTGTTACTCATCATTGATTCCATTTGAGTTTGTATAGATTCTAATTGTTCTGCCATAAATTCTATTAACATGTATTGTTCATTGTCAGCTGGCAGTGAACCCATTTCACCACGAGGCCATTTAATTCTAAATTCTGTATTTTTCTCTAAATCTTTTTCTGCTAAAACTAGCGATGTTTCTATGCTAGTGATTCTTGATACCACACCAAAATAAGCCCACACTCCTACAGCCACCGCAACTACGATGCTGAGCAAGTTTCTAACAGGCATTGCTATGGATGTATTATCGCTTACTTTCATGATCCTTTTTTCCATTTCTTAGATGGAGATTTAGTTTTACTTGGACTCCACTTTACCTTATCTGCCCAAAACGCCGCAGACATTTTACCTTTAGCAATGTTCTTTGCGTGTCTAGACTTAAAAGCTTTACGTTGCCCTACTGTTTGATTAGTCTTTACACCTGACTGACCAAACCTAATTGTTTTAATTTTGTCACCTTCTTTAGCTACAACTATATGTGACTTACCACTACCATCA